CGGCTTCGCAGGTCGCCTGAAAAGTTCGCCCGACCGTTTGGCCCAGCACATGCGCGAGGCTGCGGACCTCGGCCACGAAAGCCAGCCGCCCGCGCCGGATCTGGCCAATGGCGCCGCGCCGCATCAGCACACGCTGGCCGGTGTCGGCCCAGTTGACCCGCCAGACCTCGACCTCAGCGTTGTCCCAGCGGCCATCGAGAATGTCGGTCTCGGTGATCCGGTCGGAGGTGAGCACGCCCTCGGCATCCTGCGCGTCGACCGACAGGTCGGAGCCAGAGCGGACCTCGGAGGCCGTCAGCCCGCTTTCCGGCTCGAAATCGGTGCCGTCGAAGCTGAGCGTCCGGTCGTGGTCGGTGAAGCCGAAGGTCACGCCATCCGCGCGGGCAATCCGCCAGCACCAGGACAGCGTCGTCGTGCCCTCGTCGAGATGGGCCTGAAGGTCGGGGGTAATATTTTTCATCGGCGGAGTTCCAGAAGTGGGATGGATGTGATCGAACCGAGCCGCTCGAGATCAAGCGTCACGTCGAGGGCGTCGGTGTCGAAGCGGACGGGCACGTCGAATTCGAAGCCTGCGGTGATCGCGACGCCCGCCCCGGGTTCGACGCTGAAGGCGACGAGGCCAGTGGTCGTATCAACCGACCAGCCGGAGGGCTGCTCCAACCCGCCGAACGCGATGCGCACAGTACCTGCCACCGGCTTCGCGATGGCGCGCGTCCAAGATTGCGCACCGGAGGCGTAGCGCTTCACCAGCTGGAACGCCGTCGTCGCGCTATCGCCGGTGCCAATCGCCTGATCGGTGGGCGATGGCGTGCCCGAGGGCAGGCAGGACTTGTGGTCGCCCCAGTCCTTGAACCTGAAGCCGTACAGCCGCCCGTTTCGTGCTTCAAAGAAGGCAACGACCGCCGCCAGATCGTCGGCGCGGCGAATGCCGTAGGCGACGTCGTAACGGCGGCGCGAGTTCGCCCAGCTGGCGTTGCGCTCTTCGTCGCCCGAGGCCAATTCGACGATCTGGGTGCGGCGTTCCGGCCCGCCCCGCGCGCCTCTGCTGATATTGTCCGGAAACCGGACCTCGTGGAACGCCATCACATGCCCCTTCGGCCCAGCGATACGGCGCGGGCGATGTCGGCCGCGACTTGCGTGCGCGATTGTCGGAAACTTTCGGCGTCGCGGGCCATGATGGTGACATTGACCCCACCGCCGCCGTAGCTCTGTGCTTCACGCCGCGACAGCACCCGCTCGCCCCGCTGCAGGATTGCAGGCACCTCGTCGTGGCGGAGCCCTGCAACGCCGCCGCTATGCATCCGGGGCGCAGCCGCGAACGCCATCGCCGGGACCATCCGCGAGGGTCCAGTCGCTCCGACCATTCCGCCCCCGTGCAGGATGTTGGCGAACATACCGCCCGCGCCGCCGAGTGCCCCGGAGAGCGCATTGGCGATCGGTCCCAAAATGAACCGTCGCGCGGCCAGCTTGGCGAGATCGGCCAGCAGCGAGGTAACCAGATCCCGGAAATCCAGCTTGCCGGTCTTCACGAAGTCTCCGACCGCGTTCTCTGCCGACTGAAATGCACCGACCAGCGCCTGGCCGATATCGCCGCCGATGTCGCGGGCCCTGCTGGCATAGTCGCTGAGCGCAGCAGTGACCGCCTGCCAGCCGGTGACGGCGGCTTCGGTGTCGGGTTCGGCGGCAGCGGCAGCAGCCCCGGCCGCAGCACCTGCACCCGTGGCCGCTCGTCCGGCATCGCCAAGGGTGGTCTCCAAACGCTCAGCCGCGTCCGTTGCTTCGGTCAGCGCGTCTGCGCCACCCTCATTGCTGCCTTGCACCGCGTCACGCAGGGCCTGCCAGCTGGCGAGTGGCGCACGCGCGCCTTCGGCCAAATCCTGCGCGGCACCGCGATACGTGTTGGCCGTGGCAAGTGCAGTATTGGCCGCCTGGGTGAGCCCCAGATCGGGCGCAGTCAGCGGGTTGTTCTCGAAAGCGCGGTCGAAGGCGGATTGCGCGGCGGTGGTCGCGGCCGTCGCGGCACCCTCGAAACGGTTCTCGATCTGACCCAGCTCAAGTTCGGGGATGATCGAGATGCGCCGCTCCGACCCGAGCGCTTCCAGTCCCTGGTTGATCCCGCCGATGAATGTATTGATGCGCGAAACGACGCCATTCAGCATGGCTTCGACGCCGTCGATCAGGCTGTTGGCCGCCTGAAACGCCAGATCGCCGATGGCCGCCGGGAGCAGGCCCCAGATCGCCTTGATCGCCTCATAGGCCCCCTCGAAGGTGTTCGCCGCCGTATTGCCAAAGGCCACGACGCTCTCGATGGCGCTCTGCATGCCGGAGGCGGCATCGGCCTTCAGGTCGAAGAACATCGCCGTGGCGGCAGCGCCCGCCGCCGCAACCCCCATCTTGATGCGGTCCCAGACCTCGACCGCGAGGTCCTTCAGGAGCGACATCGCCTCGCCAAATCCGCCCGCGCCCGACACGAGGCGGGTGAACTGGTAGACAAGCTCGCCCGCGCCGACGATCAGCGCCCCGATGCCCGTGCGGATCAGCGCGCCGCGCAGCAGGACCAGCGCTGTGGCGACACCGCGCACCGACAAGGCCGCCACGGCCATCCCGGCGACCCAACGCCCTGCAAGAAAGGCCACAAAAGTGGCGGCATAGGTGGTCAGACGGCCGATATTGTCGAACAGGCCTCGGATCGCGATGCCGAGTGGCCCGGTGCGGTTGGCCACGGCCGCCATCGCGTTCGCGACCGCTTCCAGCGCTGGTGCTGCGGCGACAGCCAGTTGGTTCGACAGCCCGCGCCAAATCAGGCCGAGCCGCGATATGGCATCGTTAGTCCGCTCGATCTGGTCGGCATCCTGCTCGGACACGACGACACCGAACGCGAGGACGTCCTCGGTCGCCTGGCGCAGAGTCGCGGTGTCGATGCGCGACATCGCGATGGAGCCTTCTTCGCCGAAGAGCTGACCGGCGACAGCCGCACGCTCGGCGACCGGCACGAACGCCTCGATGGCGGCGTTGATCGCGCCCACCCGCTGGTCGAGCGGCAGAGCGATCAGGTCGGTGGCCGAGAGCCCCAGACGGTCCAGCGCGTCGGCAGCGGGACCAGTCCCGGCGGCAGCCTGGCTGAGGCGGCGTGTCAGATCCTTGGTCGCCTGTTCGATCCCGGAGATGGAGACGCCCGCGAGTTCACCCGCGCGCTCCAGCGTCTGGATCGAGGCGACCGTGGTCCCGAGAGACTGAGCCAGTTTGGCCTGCGCGTCGACGGTCTGCAGCCCGGATCGGACCATCGCCACGCCAGCAGCAGCAGCGGCGGCCACTGCGGCGGTGGCAGCCACCGTAACACGACGGGAAAACGCCGCGAGGCGGGTGTTGGCCGCTTCCATCTCCCGGCTAAGGCGGCCAAAGCCGCGCGCCCCGGCCTCACCGACACCTTCCAGCTCGGCACGCACCTGTCGGCCGCCGACTGCGGCAAGTCGGACAGAAACGCGTTTCTCAGCCATGGGAGTGATCCATCTGTTCGTTGAGTTTTGCCACCATCACCGCCTCAACGGCGGGCAGCAGTTCGGCCATGACCAAGGGCGGAGTGCCAAGTGCGTCCCCAAGGGCGAGCGCGGCCGTCATGTCCCATCCGATCACCGCGCCCGGCAGCACGCGGAGCTGGCCGCCCAGACGACCGACCAGGTCCCAGACCTGCCAGCCTTCAAAGGTGGTGGGTCGGTTCAGCCGCGCCGGGCAGTCTTGGCAGGTTTGCGTGCATGCTTCACAGTATCGCTCGCCCCCGCCGAAGGACCATTCGGCAAGGGCGCGGAGACGTTTTTTTCCTGTTCCAGCAGCAGGCCTTTGGAGACGAAGGTCAGCTGGAAGGCTTCGAAGATCGGCCAGACATCGAGCAACGCGTCGATAGCCTCGGGGCTAGGGACGATCACGTTGCCATCGGCGTCGCCAATGCCCTCCCAAGTGAGAACTGCCCGGCGCGCCAGCGCCTTGGCGAAGGCAACGGCGCGTTCCTCGTCGGAAGCGTCTACCGGGACCGCCTCGACAGCCGCATCGCTGCGCGTCGCAACCATTAGCGCCGTGGTTAGTGGACGCAGCTGCACCCGGACGCCCGGCGCGAGGTCGTGCCAGCGGGGTGCATTCGTCAGATCGAGGGTCAGCATCAATAAATCTCCACATCATTCACGAGGGTGGCGGTGCACATCCGGCCGATCGTGCTGTCGCGCGCAGCCTGCCAGTCGAAGGTCGCCTGCACGCCCTGCGGCCCGGAAATCTCGATCCGGGGGCGCGGCAGGTAGACGGCGTGCACGGTGAAGGTGAAGCTCTCGCCAGACGGCAGCACATACGCAAACTCGAGCTCGCAGGGATCGCCATTGATCGCCTGCGTCACCAGCGTCTGGTCTGCGAAGCGCACCTCGATGGAGCCGGTCAGCGCCGCAATGGAGGGGTCGGCCCCGTCAATGCGGCCGTCCGAACGGATGGTTTCGATCCGGTCGAGGTTGTTGGCGTAGGTGATGTCGGCTGAAACCACATTGCCGAGCGCGGTGCTGTTCCGGGTGATCGCCCCGTTGAAATGGCCGAAGCGCTGCAATTCGAGAGCGGCAGGCGTGCCTGCGCTGGTCGTCGTGCCCACCGTCTCGCCCTGTGCCACCAACCGCGCTGTCGCGGTCAGCAGACCAGATCGCTGCATTTGCCAGTTGATCTGGTCGAGCACGCAGCCGGAATACATCG